TAAATAAGGTTGAATTGTTGTAAGTACTTCTGTGCCGATTCAACCTGCACAAAGAACCAGTCTTGGTTTCAAAGACATCAGCGCATCGTTTCAGATTAACCCTCTGAATGATGATTTGATTGCTTTGAAGAATGAGAACGCGATTGCTCGTGCTCTCAAGAATCTGGTGCTAACGGTTCCTGGAGAGAAACCTTTCCAACCTGATGTGGGTTCTAACGTTTATGCGTTATTGTTTGAGAACTTTGATAAGTTGACTGCTGAGTCAATCAAATCAGAAATCGAAAACACCATCAATAACTTCGAACCTCGTGTTCGTTTGAATAAAGTTACTGTTGAACCAAACTTTGACTCTTATGAGTTTAATGTAACTGTTCAATATTACATCGTTGGCATCGATGTCCCTACACAACAACTCACCTTTGCCTTAGAACCCAACAGGTAAAATGCCGTTAGTTAATTTTAGCAACGTAAACTTTGATCAGATCAAGCAATCCATTCGTGATTACTTGAAGGCGAACTCAAACTTTACTGATTACGATTTCGAAGGGTCTAACCTGACGACAATCGTAGATGCTCTTGCATATAATACGTATATTACTTCGTACAATGCCAACATGGTAACGAACGAAGTGTTCCTCGACAGTGCAACACTGCGAGAGAACGTTGTGTCTTTGGCAAGGAACATTGGGTACGTTCCTAAGTCAAGGAAGTCTTCGATTGCGAATATCTCTTTTTCTGTTAATGCCTCTGACAGTGACGCTGTAACGCTCACACTCAAAGCAGGCATTGTTGCCATCACAAACAAGCAGTTCAATAATAACTCTTACGTCTTCTCAATTATTGACGACATCACAGTTCCTGTTGATTCAAATGGAATCGCTTTCTTCAATAACATCAACATCTATGAAGGAACTTACGTCACACAAAACTGGACGGTCAGTTCCCGTAATCCAAATCAAAAATATTATCTGACCAATAGTGGAATTGACACATCACAACTGAAGGTTACAGTTCGTGAGTCAGAACAGTCCACCGTAAGTCGCACATACACACAATTCAGCTCGTTGGTGGGTGTGACACCTACAAGCACAATCTATTACCTTCAGGAGTCTCCTGGAGAGCGCTACGAACTCTTATTCGGTGACAACGTATTCGGTGCAGCACTGCAGGAACCAAACTTTGTCACTGCAAATTACATTACTTGCAACGGAGCAGCTGCCAACGGAATCTCTGCTTTCTCTTATGCTGGTCGTTTGATTGACAACGAAGGAAGAGTCGTTACTAAAGGCGTTTCTCTTCTTGCAACAAACTCTTCATCTCAAGGCGGAACAGCAATTGAAAGTTCTGACTCTGTAAGAAAGTATGCACCACAGATTTACGCTTCACAAAACAGAGCGGTAACTGCTGCTGATTATGAAGCAGTTGTTCCTCAGGTTTACCCTGAAGCAGAATCGGTTTCTGCTTTTGGTGGTGAAGAACTTGATCCTCCATCTTACGGAAAGGTTTTCATCAGCATCAAACCTTACAACGGTGTTTATCTCTCTGCTGACATCAAGAGAAACCTTCAAGCAGCATTGAGACAGTATTCTGTTGCTGGTATTGTTACTGAGATCATCGACCTCAAGTATCTTTATCTTGAGGCAGACAGTCGTGTTTATTACAATTCTAACCTTGCATCTTCTGCAAGTGCAATCAAATCGGTTGTAAGTCAAAACATTGTCAATTATGCCAACTCGTCTCAACTGAACCAGTTTGGTGCACGCTTCAAGTATTCAAAGTTCCAGAATGTTATTGACAGCAGTCACGAAGCGGTAACATCAAACATTACCAACATTGCCATGAGAAGAGATATGGCTGCTCAGTTGAACACATTTGCTGAGTATGAGATCTGTTATGGAAACAGATTCCACATCAAGAACCATGGTCACAACGCTGTTTATGACGGTAAGATTATTGGTTACAACATCAAGTCTTCTGGTTTCAAAGTAAGTGGAATCAGTGAGACTGTTTATCTTGGTGACTCACCAAACATGGATCAAAAGACAGGGACCATCTTCCTGTTTAAACTGAGATCAGCAACTGAACCAGTTATTTTGAAGAAAGGGATTGGAACCATTGATTACATCAAAGGTGAGATCAAACTCAATCCAATCAAGATTCTTTCAACTGTTGTCAGCAAAGGTAATCAACCCATCATTGAAATCTCGGCAACTCCTTTCTCAAATGATGTCATTGGTCTCCAAGATCTTTATCTTCAACTGGATAACACCAAGACAACAATCAATATGGTTCTTGATGGAATTGATTCTGGCGACGATGTTTCTGGAAGCAATTACATCGTCTCGTCCAGTTACAGTAATGGAAGTCTGATTAGGGGACCAATCCAAGTTGAAACGACAACTTCAACAACAACGACAACCACGACTGCGACCACAACAACAGTTACGACGACAGGATCTTCAGCAAGTTCCTCCTCAACGTCCTACTAAAAACCATAGTAAATAATAACACAAGAACCTTTAACTAGGAAATGGCAGTCGATAGAGTAAGGATTCAGGATATCATCGAGAACCAACTCCCCACTTATGTGAGGGAGGATTTTCCTTTGCTTGGAGAGTTCTTAAAACAATATTACTTGTCCCAGGAAGTTGATGGGGCAGCATATGATTTGGTTCAAAATCTGGACCAGTATATCAAGGTTGATGAGTTGTTTGATCTGACAACCACAACGGTTCTTGCTTCTAACGTTTCTTACACAGACCAGACCATCACTGCCGATGTTTCTGGTAACTTCACTTACGGTTTCCCCGAAACAAACGGTCTGATTCAAATTGATGACGAAATCATCTTTTATGAGTCCAAGACAGATTCGACGTTTGAGGGGTGCAGAAGGGGTTTCAGCGGCGTTACAGATTACGTTGGGTCTAACACCCCCGACCAGCTGTTATTTGAAGAAACAGAGGCAGACAAGCACACTGCAGGCGCAACGATCACGAACCTGAGTGTTCTGTTCCTGCAAGAGTTCTTCAAAAAGATTAAGTATCAGTTTGCTCCAGGATTCACCGAAAGATCTCTTTTCTCTGGACTGGATCAAAGAAACTTTATTTTCGGTCTCGACAGTTTCTATAATTCAAAAGGAACAGAAGAGTCTTACAAGATTCTGTTCGGAGCACTTTATGGTGTTGCTGTTGATGTCATTCGTCCAAGTGAATTTCTTCTTCGTCCTTCCAACGCTGATTATAAGGTAACTCGTGATTACATCGTCGAAACCATTCAGGGCAACCCACTTGACCTCCTGAACCTGACACTGTTCCAAAAGTCAACAGATGCCAGAGGTTCTGTCAGTAATGTTGTTCCCATTGATTACGATCAAGGACAATATTATCAGATTAGTCTTGACGCTGGTTTCGACAGAGACGTTGAGGTTCAGGGTACCATCTTTGGTGAGTTCAAAGTCAACCCCAAGACCAAACTGCTCAACACTGTCTCCGCAGGTTCAACGATCCTCGACGTTGACTCGACCGTTGACTTCCCCGTCAAAGGTGATCTGGTAACCACAGACTTGGATGACAACATTATCAACCTGTCTTATGACGGCAAGTCATCGACTCAACTTCTGAATGTGACTGGTGTTGATTATCAAATCAACGAGAAGACCGACATTCGTTTTGATGATTATTCTTATGGTTACGTTGGAATTAACACTTCAAATGAAATTAGAGTTCGCATTGCTGCTTCTCTGAAAGATTTCCAACCTCAGTCTGGGACTTATGGTTATCTTGCAGGAGACACTGCGGAAATTCAATCTCTTGGTTATGAGTCTTCAACCAAACTTTCGAAGAACTGGTTCCACAATAACAAGACCAGTTGGACTGTTGCAAGCGTAAGTCTGGTTGACTCGACAACTAACTCTTACGAAATTGAAACGTTTGACCCACACGAACTCAAGCCAGGTTATTCACTCAACCTAATTAACACAGTTGGTGGACAAATTGTTGGTGCAACTGTTCTGAGAACAACAGGAGCAAAGTCCGTTATTGCGAGACTGACTGGAGTTATTGATGTCAACTCTTCTTACACACTTGAGCAGCAGATTCTGAAGGGAAGATCAGCATCTTACACTCAACTGAATGATTTTTATGCCAACGTTCAGAACACTTACACTAAGTTCAATGGTGATCTGTTGGTTGCTTCGAACTCAATTGCAAGATATGTAAACCTCGAAACTAATCCTGATTCCAAAATCAGAACTTTCAGTGGTTCGTTCAGCAACACTTACACCATTACGATTCCTAACCACGGTTTCTACACTGGACAAACTGTTTATTATCAACCAGGAATTACTAAGACAACCACAACGACTCCCGATGGAATCAAGGTTGTAACAGAAACAGAAAGTAAGTTTGCAAGTGTTAGTGCTGGTCCTTTCTACATCAAGAGAGTTGATGTAAACACAATCAGTCTGGCAAAGAGCAGATCTGACATCTATGCCGACAAACTCGTTCTTCTGAATGGTGACGTTGAAAATAACACTCTGACTCTGTTTGAGTTTTACGGCAAGACCGTTAGACCTCAGGCACTTTACAGAGAGTTCACTACTCCAACAGACGAAAGCAAAGTCCATGTGACACAAGATGGTCACATCGGAATGCTTCTCAATGGTGTTGAAATTATCAACTATAAGTCAAGAGACAGTGTTCGTTATGGTGAAATTCAATCCATCGACGTTGACAGTGGTGGTAAGGATTATGACGTAATCAACCCACCAGTTCTTCACATCGCCGATGATGTTGGTGTGGGAGCAACAGGAACTTGTGCCGTCACTGGTTCTCTGAGCAGAATCGAAATCATCGATCCTGGTTTTGATTATCAGGACACACCTGTCATCACCATTTTGGGTGGCAACGGAACAGGTGCTGAAGCAAAAGCCAACATGACATCTGTTGAGCATTATGTTTCTTTCATTGCTGATCCTGGTTCAACTGATGTCAATCTAACTAACAATACAATTGGTTTCTCAACTTTCCACAAGTTCAGAGACAATGAAAAAGTAACTTACATCACCGACACTCAAACCGCTGTTGGTGGAATCAGCACAGGTGCACAATATCACGTCGGTGTTGTTAATGCCTCAACAATCAAACTGTATAACACTGAACTCGATGCTGTCAGTGGTGTCAACACGGTTTCGTTGACCTCTAATGGTTCTGGAACACATCGTCTCAAGTCAACCTCACTGAAGAGAATCATCTCGAACATTGTTGTTCCCTCCAGTGGTAGTGGTTATTCTAACAATCAACAGAACATCCCCACCGTTGCTGGTGTCAGCACTGCTCTGAACCAGTTCAACATTCCAAACCATGGGTTCAACAACAAGGAAATTGTCAAGTTCACTCCAACTGGCGATGGAGTTCTTGGTCTTTCCTCGACCAGAGAATATTATGTTCACAAAGTAAACAACAACTCCTTCTCTGTCAGTGAAGTTGGAGTTGGTTCGACTGCTGTTGATTACTTCTATAATAACAATCTTTACGTCGATGTCCAGAGCGCAGGAACTGGTTCATTCAACTACAGACCAATCACCGTTACTGTTCAAGGTGTAACTGGCGTTTCGACTCTGACTGGTCAAGACTTCAATGCTGTTGTTCAACCAGTCTTCAGAGGACCCATCAGTTCGTTCAGTGTTTCGGCAACTGGTGTTGGTTATGGTTCTTCTGATATTATCAACTTTGACAGACAACCAACCATCACATTTGTAAGTGGTGCTCAGGCATCTGTTACTCCCGTAATCAGCAACGGTAAGATTGTTGAAGTCGTTGTCAATAACAAAGGTTATGGTTACAACTCACCACCAAATCTGACCATCAACAGCAATGATGGGAACTTTGCTGTTCTGACTCCAGTTATTGGTAACGGACAACTCCTGGAAGTTAAGGTCATCAAAGGTGGTGCTGGTTATTCTGCTTCTGACACATCAATCACAGTCACCCCAGCAGGAAGTCAAGCAAGAGCAATTGCAAACATCAGAAACTGGACAGTCAACCTGTTCCAAGAAAATTATGCAAACTTGGAATCTGATGACGGAATCA